ATTATTCTATTTTGAAGACACAAGAAATTTGTGAACTACAAATTCCTACCTCTGAGAATGCTGTTTTATTCTTATGGGCTACAAATCCTCTCTTAGAAGATGCATTACAAGTTATGAAGGCATGGGGTTTTCAGTACAAGACTAACATAGTTTGGGTAAAAGACAAATTCGGAATAGGCTTCTACGTTAGAGGACAACATGAATTACTCCTTATTGGAACAAAAGGCAATGTTCACCCTCCTGAAGAATCAAACCGTTTTTCCTCAGTGGTTAATGCTGACGTAAAAGAACATAGTGAGAAGCCAGAGGAGATATACAATCTTATCGAGGCAATGTACCCAGATAAAACATATCTCGAATTATTTGCGAGAAAACAACGACTTAAATGGAAATCTTGGGGTAATGAAGTTTAACTTGAGAAAAGGCAACAAAGGAAATAACGATTTAGTTTTAGATGTTGCCACTGATGGCTGGGAGCAACTAAGCTACCAAGACCTATTCAAATTGATTAAATTGCTCTATGTTAATGAAGATAAAATTTATCCACCTCCAAACAAAGGAAGTAAAATGTTGCTAGAAGCTTTAGACTTTTTGCGAGAGCATAGTGTAGAAGAAACAATAGCAACCTTCCAAATAAAGAAATGAGATGTCTCAAAATGTCACTTTCTAAACAAACCTTAACACGATTACCAACAATCAAAGAAGGCATCCTTAAAGGATTAAACTACGATGAAATAGCAGCGACATGCAAACTTAAAAACCACAGAACCATAGAGCGTGATGTTAAAGCTTGGGTGGATAGTGGCGAATTTGAAACATGGCTCAAAGTAGAATTCTTAACCACTTATCCTGAAATCAAAGCGGAAGATAAGATTTTAGCGTTTCAAGAAATAGCCAAACTCGTAGGAAAAATGTTAACCAGAAAAATTGAGAGGAAAGAACAAATAGAAATTAGCGAGGAAATAGTGACGGTTAATGTCACAGAAAACGAAGACGAAATCTTATCCAAGGCAAGTGCTATACTTGCCCGAAAGGACAGATTTAATAAAATTCACTGAGGCATTGGGCTATGTCAACGCACCATTTCACGTTGAATGGTACAACTACCTGCAAAATACGTTCAGTCCATTTAAAGCTGAACCAGAAAAAGAAAAACGGTTTCTACTCTTATGGCCTAGAGGACACGCCAAAACTGAAACTACAACCATTAACTATACCAGTTGGCTTGTCGGAGACTACCCAGACATTCACATTAACATTGTCACCAAAACCGCAAGCCTCGCAGAAGAAATCTTATTAGCATTAATCACACGTTTCGAATCTGATGAGCGTTATAGAACAATATTTGGAGATCTGAAACCGCAAAACGCTAAAAAATGGACAAGCCAAGAACTGATAGTGGCCCGCGGTGAAATCAGCAAAAACCCAACACTCAAAGCAACAGGTCTAATGGGACCGATAACTGGCGGACGCAGCGACTTAATCATTTGCGACGACATCATAGATGAAGAAAATGTCAGAACATCACTCCAGCTTGAGAAAGTTAATACATGGTTCAATAAGGTTTTAATACCTACACTATACCCTTGGGGAGGCATCATTGCAATTGGAACCCGTTGGAGTTACGCTGACATCTATGCGGACCTACTATCTAAATGGCCACACGACATGAAACAAGCCATTCAACAAGACGGATCGGCACTCTGGCCCGAGTATTGGAGCCTGCAGAAGCTTGAGGAACGCAGAAACGAAATAGGCACAATCTTCTTCAACTGTCAATACCAAAACGATCCTACAAGCATGCAGGGCGACTTGCTAAAAAGCGAATGGTTGCATCCATGGGAACAGCAGCCGCAACCTCACTACATCAAATATGCGGGAGTTGACCCGGCCCTTGGCGAAGGCGACATGCAGGGCATAGCCACAATGTCTTACGACTCAACTAACAAGCAAGCCTATTTGGAAGACGTGTGGGCAGAGCGAACAAGCTTTCCAATGTTCCTACAAAAAATTCAGCAGTTGCATGCCTTGCACCGTTACAGCAAAATCTACATTGAATCAAACGCGTTCCAAAAAGTCTTAACCTACGTCAATGAACTCCGCGGTTTACCCATAGTGCCAAGTGTCACCGTGCATGATAAGGAACAACGGTTCATTGCGATGAGTAGCCATTTTGAATCAAAAAGAGTCTTAGTGAATCCACTTTTAGATAGGAAAAGTGAGTTTTGGATGGAGTGGGTGCAGTTTCCAAGAGCACAACATGACGACGCACTCGATTGTGTGGAAATAGTAACTCGCAATATATTGTATCGTGGAGAAGTAGAAGCAACATCAGGTACACTAAAATGGTAAACTGGAATTTCCTTCGCAAGCCCATAGAGGCAATTCACATCCCGCATCATAAAGAAGACAAGGATAAAGGCACAACTGACACGCAAATGCGTTGGACTGACAAGCAGTCACATCCAAACTTAATGAGTCGTTATGACGAGTTCAATAATGATCCTGAAGTGGACATAGCCCTTGACTTGCTGACTGATTTAGTTGCTGGTGTAGGCTTCTACACGGAAATGCCTGAAGAAGAGAAACCAGACCATCCAAACAAGCAAGCCATAGATGATTATTGCGAAAGAATCAACGCGGACGAAAAGTTCAAGCAAATAACCAGAACAACACTTGGAAAAGGTTTCTGTCCCGTAGAAGTAATCGGCGACTATGACTTGAAAATCTTGCCTCCAGAAAGCTTCTATATTTGGAAAACGAATAAGGGTATGGTTTACAGGTACACCCAAGAAGTTAGCAGTTCAGAAGTGGCTCGATGGGACGAAAACGAGCTTGGCAAAATATTGCTTTTCATTAATGAAGAGGACACAAGTCATCCTTATGGACAAGCCCTTACCGACTCAATCGGTGACTTACTAGATATTCGCAAACAAATGAATGATGACATTGGCAAAGCCTTACATCGTTATGCATGGCCTAAACGTGTTCACCGTTACGACATGACTATTCAACCCATAAAAGACGCGTTTTTAGATGCAGACATTGACGAAGACATTTTCTTGGGCAATGTTCCCAAAGACAGTTTCACAACAGACACTTTAGAAGTTAATCCAAACACAAAATTTCAGGGCAGCATCGAAATGATCTATTACCAGATTGCAGAAGGCTTGCACGCTCCACTTCTCTTGTATCTTAAGAATGCAACAGAAGCCAGTGCAACAGTTATGATGGAAAGCGTAGACCGATTCGTAAATGGTTTTCAAAGGTACTTGAAACGTAGGATTGAACGGTATTTATTTGAACCTCAATGCCACGAACCTGTTCCACGTGTGATTTGGGGGCAACCTAAAACTGGTCTTGAAAAAGTTACCTTAACAGAACTCGCAAGCATCATTAACTCGCCTCGGGTTGCAAAGAACCAAGCCCAAACAATACTGAAACAGTTCTTTCCCAACTTGCCTGAACCAGAGTTTGAACCAGTTCCTCAACCTCTGCAAGGTCAAATGCCTTTTCAGAAGCAGCAACCCCCGCAAGTTCCACTGGAGCAGATATTGGAGAAATTGAATGATTTGCAGACTGGCCTAGATATTATAGAAACTAATTATAGAGAACGCAAAATCAGTTTGGTTGATGCAATGCGACTTGCCGACAAAACTGTGACTGTTTATCTTAAACGTGCTTATCCTGAGGGTTGGGAACTGAAGAGAGATGAAGAGTTTGACAAGTTCACACACAGATTGTTGGGAGCGAGTAGAACTGAAGAGAAGTGGGAAGTTACACGCAGATGAGTTGCAGCGGAATCATAGAGGTAATACACGCCATAGACGCTGTGTTGGAAGCTAAGAAACGAATAGACTTTCCAGTACGACATGGCGTAACTTTCTTCAGCCAGAAAGACCAGTGGTTGTACGTTGCCGTTTTAGATGCTAAAGTGTGTGACATCTGTCGTGGGCACGAAGACAAAAACATTTTCTACGGCAACGAATTGCGACGTACATTCCCCAATTTAGAAGTAATTGATGAAGACATGATTCAAGTAAATGAGCATCCATCATGCAGATGTTTTCTGATGCGTTATGTAGGTGAACCAGAATGAGTATGGGACAGGAAGGTGACACAAGAAAATTTCGTCCACCCTATCCCGGGGGCGTTACAAAAGACATCAGCACTAAACCAGCAAAGAAAAAGTATTGTTATGCTTGTGGACTGGAGATTACGGGCAAAGTGTGGAGAGTTGATAGCAAAAACGTGGAATGCACACGATGTTACAACGAAAGTGCAACTGTGAATTATGGCGATTTCGACGATGAAGATTTTAGCAAAGACGACTTTTATTAAGGTGTGTCAAAATGGTTAGAGCATCTAAAATTACAGACGCTAACAAACCGATAGATAGGAATACTTATAATCCGCTTATCGACGATTATGTAAGCCAGACTGACTCAACTGCACAGTCAATAGCCAGCGCACTAGAATGTAAGGCTAGTTTAACTGTCGGCACTGGAATGACAACCATTTCCAAACTAAAACTTTTCACAGCTTCCGGGTCAAATCCAATAGTAGTCACACATGGCATGGGGTCTGCACCGAAAATCATAGTTTCCGCCAACGCATTGCAACCTTATGCGTTAGCTTGGAATAGTGATGCAACGAATATTACAATTTACCATAACGCGGCTGGAAGTCTTTCAGTTTCAATAATTGCGTGGGTCTAAAAAACCCTTTTTGGTTCAACGGATGTTAAATGCGATTTAATATTTGAGTGCGGGAGGTGGGATTCGAACCCACAAACCCCAATATGTTCTTCACAGTCACCAAAATTTGATAGGAAATGATATAAATGAAAACTATAAAATTAGACAAAAAATTTGCTGTTTTGATAAGTGCCCTAATCCTTGTGAGTGCCGTATTGGGTTCAACATTAACCCAAATGTATTTTCCGCAAATTGGAACGTTACACGCTGGACCAGAGGACCCGTTGGAGGCTTGGAGCGAAGCATCCTACGTAACATGGCAGTATAACAGTACTTACTATGCTTGTCGCAATATGAGCACGAACATAGTTGACTATTTTGGTGCCAGTGATGATGCGGCTATTCAATGGGGCATAGACCGCTGTACTTCGCATGGTGGAAGCGTATATGTTAAGGCTCCTACTTACACGGGAACGTATAGCGCGAGCGTAACTTTGAAGGATAATGTTACATTAATTCTCGACAAAGGAGCTAGAGGTATTACAGTCTCGATTGATTCTGGTGCGGACGGCACGCTTGTAGACTATGAGAATGGCATTCGTAAAGAATGGGTTGCTGGCGTACTTTACACGTTTATGGATTTGAGGACTGGCGAGTTGTGGTGGCAGGGCGAGAATTGCACGGACACTTTGGCTTTTCCAGAGCAAACAGCAAGCTACATTGTTTTTCAAGATGGCAGCCTTACGAAGATGAAGAATGGCACGACTGGACAGATTGATGCAAGTAGCACGGTTGATAGTGACATCATAAACTGGGCAGTAGGCAACGGAACAAGCGTATTCATAAAAGCGGGATTATATGAACTTGACACAGATATACTTTTGAAAAACAAAACTGCCTTAATTGGGGAATATCAAGCAACAATATTGAAACTGAAAGCTGGCGTTACTGGCAAAAACATAATCAGTCTTGCAGACGATAATGTAGAATTAACTTATGTAGGCTACCTTACTCTTGACGGTAACAACGGTAATGTTTTTGGAACTTCTAACGGAATACTCTATACACAAATAGAATTGACTAGAACTTACTCGAACACTCCTTTGCATAGGTTAGAATACCTCATTATTGCCCATTGCAAAACCAACGGCTTACAAATAGGTGACCCGTCAGACACCGATTTAGGTGGGGCACTAGAAACATCCATTAGCAACGTATTTGTTTGGGATGTTGGTTGGGATGCTTTCCGATTTAACGCGCACGACCTCTTAATAGACCAATGCACTGGAGCTAACGCTGTTAATGATGGTTTCCACCTTCAAGGGGGAGACCCCAGAGCAAGCAATCTTAAAGCGTATAATTGTTTAACAGGTTTTGATATTGAATCTACAGCGGGCACTTTTGATAATTTGATAGCGGAAGATTGCAGTGGCAATGGATTTACTATTAACTGGGGTGGCAATGTGTTGGGAAGTTGTGTTGCACGTTATAATGGTAAGACTGACCAAGACCAGATGAGCGGGTTTGTCTTCGGTGGAGATGGCGATAACTGTGTTTTAACTGGATGCAAAGCCTATGATTCGGGGGGTTACCAAGACTATGGCGTTTATCTTCTTTCAGGTGCAAACGGAAACGTTATAACTAGTAATAATCTTGTGGGTAATGTTGTTGCAGGTCTCTATGACGCATCTGGGCAAACAAACAAGATTTATGGTAATGTTGGTTTTGTCACTGAGAACAGCGGAACCGCAACCATATCCTCATCTACAACCGTAACTTTTAATCATGGACTTGCTTCTACACCAATGGGAGTTTGGGCAAGTTTCAACAGCACAGCAGTAGCGGGATGGACATGGACAGCCACAACTACACAAATAACGATTACCATTACTCCAAGCGGAACATACAAGGTTTATTGGATGGCAGAATACAAGCCTTAGAATGGGGTTTGAACTGATGCACAAAGAACCTTCACTAAAAACACATGATTGAGGGAGACACGAGTGAAATGCAAATGAGGAGGTGAAAACGCCACAATGAACCTGAAACCCTTAACCGCAATAATCGCCATAGCCCTATTAACCTTCACAACCCTAAGCGTAGCCACGGTTGTAGTGCAATATTACTATCCAAACGACGGCTCAATCTCAAATCCAATTCTAACCGTGTACATTAATGACATCCTTTATTCAAACAACACAGCCATAGACTGGGGAACATGCAAAGCTGGACAAACCTACACGAAAAACATGACCATAAGCAACACGGGCAACATCACTTTAAATGTAACCATAGTTTCAACAGGTCTTCCAAAAGGTTGGACACTCACGTGGCAAGCAAACAACACACTTCTAGAACCAGACTACGAAATTGAAGATTATCTTACTTTAACTATTCCAACAAACGCAACCACGTGGCCCGTTTGGGGCTTCTGGATTAATGGAGCAACCTGAACGCAAGCAAAAATAGTTTAGAGGAGACAAACAAAATGAGTAAAGTTAGTGAACCGTTCGCGGGTTACGCAGATTTTGACGATTGTGTAGCCAAAAACAGCGACAAAAGCGACCCAGCAGCCTATTGTGCAGTGATTAAAAGACAAGTTGAAGGCGAAAAACTGCGTGAAGCCAAAAATGCCAATGTTTGTGGAACATGCAACTGGGTTGAAGACGACCCTAAAGAACCCATAGAAACTTGTCCACTATGCGGTGCTAAAGCATATTACGTGCCAGTTCTCCATCCCCAAGAAGCTTTCAAACATCCTGACTTTCAGAAAATCCAATCTCAATTCATTCAACAATGCGGAGAACAAGAAGGCTTACAACGCTATCAAGAATGGGTTGACAGACTAGGATTAGACGAATCTAAAAGTTACATGTCAAATGCGTCAATGCGAGAAAAGTTCCAGTGGATACAACGACACGCAGACTTCCGACTGTGGAAAGAAGACACTGAAGCGAAGTATTGGCGTGTAGAAGCTGGTTTTCCAGTTGAAAGCATGAACGAAAACGTTTATACAAAAGAAGAATTAACTCGAGCAGCACGCACAATCAAGGGCAAAACCATTAATCTAAACCATAAATTTTCGTTGCCCACCATCGAAATTTTAGCGGGGGAATATGAAAGCGACATTGTGGAGTGTGTCGTAAGAGTTCCTAATTCTCTTCATTGCCCAATTTGTGACAGAACCAAAACAATCAACGATTTAATCGAGTCTGGGGGCATAGTGAACGTGAGCCTAGAAGCCTCATGTGATTATGGAACGGGACCACATGGCGAATGTGAAGGAATGAACTTTACTGGTTTAAGTTTGCTCACGAAGGATGTGTTGCCTGGTATTCCTTTGACTCGTCTTATGCCCTTAGAAAGTATCATGGTTGAAGCCTTACAAGTTAATGAGACAAAAACAGAAGTGAAAAAAATGAAAAAACTTGAAGCAAAAATTGTAGAAAACAAAGAAGCAGACTATCCATGGGACCAATGCATTTCAGACATGAAAACACAAGGATATGATGATGATTCCGCCGCAAAAGCATGTGCAGCAATTAAAAACCGAACTGTAACCCATGCCAAACTATATGGATTCGCTAAAACAGACAAAGAAGCAATCGATTATGTTCTCAAAAAGTACAAGGAAGACAAACTGTTCGCTTATGAACTAGATAAATTCGCAAAAGAAGCAGAGCGCGATATAGCGCCGACAGTAGTGATGCCTGATGCACATAATCAATGTCCTGAAGGCATGAGATTAGACACAGGATTAGGCCAGTGCGTGAAAACTGAAGAGTGCCCGCAAGGCGAACATTTTGACCAGAAAGTGCAACAGTGCATTCCAGACACTCAAGAAGACTCTGTTAAAGTACAAACTGTAATGGGAACACAGCCCGGACCAAACGAAGAACTTACCCCTCTAGAAGAAAAAGTCAACAGAATCAAGGCTGAAATCAAGGCTAAAACCGCAGAAGAACAAGCCGTAGTCTGGGAAAAACAGTTCACTGATTTAGACAAGAAACACCATGAATTATTAGGCAAGAATGCAGCGCAAGAAAAAACGGTTCAAGACCTTCGCAAAGAAGCCACAGAACTAAACGAGAAACGCTTAAAGCTGGATGGAGACTTGAGAGAGGAGCAAAATCAAACAGACAAATTACATAGGCAAATTCGTGAAATGCAGAAAAACATGGATGAACTCAACAACACTTATGGAGAGGTAAGCAAAAAATACAACAGTGCAGTAGGCATCAATTTGGAACTTAGCAAAAAATTGACCAAAGCAAATGAGGATTATTTAGACATAGCATCAAAGAATGAACTTCTCGAAGCAGCATTAAACCGTTCGCAGATACAGGCCAAGAAAATCATCCGCATCAGACCATAGTCACCAAGTTTATTGGGACATCCTTGAGGCACTCAACCCTGTGAAGTTGAGCGGCTGACTAAAAACGGGTTTGCAGCCGTCACCCCAACGAGGGGATAATGCCCAACACTAGATTGAGGTGAAAACAAAAAATGTCAGAAAAAAAGATTGTTGCAGAAGCCAAAATAGGCGACGGTACAGTGATAGAGATTAATCTGCCCGAAATAGACAAAACCATTCAGAAACTTGTTGAGGAAAGTCCGAAGCTTAAAGAATACTTTGAAGAACTGAAGGAATACAAGGCTAAGAAGGCAGAGGGCAAAGGCGTAGTTGAAGCAATGGGAACGGATAAAAAGACCAAACTGATTGAAGCATTAAAAAACGTTAGAACAACCGACATTAAAGAACAGTGGACTGTGGCATTGCCTGAACAGGGAACTGCGGAAGTGGCTGGTCACCTGCGAAACTATGTTTTCGTAACTGACGTGGTGCATGGCAAACAAGGCGAAACCGTTAACATTCCATACGTGAAAGACTTCGATTTCGTGCATATTACGCCTGAAGCAGACAGTTTAACTGAGGCAACAAGCATCATCAGCACTTTCACCACATCGTTGAAGGAAGCAGGAAAATACACTCAAGTACCCTACGCAGACATTGAAATGATCGACAGCAACCTATTAGACCTGTTGAACCAGAGATTCGCGCAGGCAGCAGTCAGATCAGAAGACCAGGAACTAATCACGTTGATAGGCACTTTAGCCACCACAGCATACGGCGGTTCAATAGATGGCAACGCAGGCACAAACCCATTCTATGCACGATGGATTCCGCAGGCAATTGGCAAACTGTTACAAGCAGGCAAAGACGTTCATCCCGGCGAACTAGTCCTATACATTACACCACGACCATATGCTGCCCTGCTAGAAGAACTGTCTGGCGCTCAAGCCTATTCATACGTTGAGGGTGGAGTCATAAGAACTGGGTTACTTGATGAATACTTAGGCGTTAAAATAATTTGCGGCCACTACAGAGCAACATATTATCCGACAACATCAACGGACACTGGAACACATGAACAAGCATTCTTGATGCGTGGAAAACGCGCAATGGCACTTGCTCCGAAACGAGATGTCCTCATCGAAACTGACAGACTAATCAAGGAGAGGCTTTTGAAGATTGTTGGCAGCCACACTTTCGGCGTTGTACTGATGGATGACGACGAAGTCGTACGCATCATCACCGGACAAGAGTGGGCATAATAGACTAAGAGAATTCGCTTCTTTTCCCCCCTTTTTAGGAGAAACAAAAAAATGCGTGTTCATGCCGTTGTAAATTTATACAATGATCGAGCCTTCTTAGGCGCGATGCTGGAGAGTCTACAAGAGAATGTGGACAGCATCATAATTGCTGATGGCGCGTATGAACTGTACTTGGAAAAGTATCGCGTCTATCATCCAGACGCTAAACCATGGACTACGGACGGCAGTTTAGAAATAATCAAGGCGTTCAAGGATTTGCCACCTGTCAAAATAATCGAGTGTCCCGATAATAAGCCTTGGCTCAACCAATGTGTTAAGCGCACAGCACTAGTTGATGCAGTTCCGAATGGGGACTGGTTCATAATCATTGACGCGGACATTATGCTTGTGGGCAACGTGCCAGAGGGCATGTTTGAAATATTGAGTAGCGGTTGCGTGGTTGCTGGAACACCATACTACAATGCTGGGTTAGACACGTCTGCGCTTCGCAATTTTTGGCATCCGTGGATTTACCAGAAACAAGAAGGAATGCACTA